ACCGGTTAATATCCAGACATGGCGCGATGCTATCCGGGCTAAAGCCACAGACATGGAAGCCGCTATAACAGGCGCGGCTGATACGGATGCCGTAGCTGCGTTGTTCCTTACGAACACGCTGGAGGACGACGGTAGCACCACGAAATCCGGTATCCTGTACGACTGGCCGGAACTTGGGTGATGAACGACCAAGCCAAAGTAATTATTGATGCGAGTAGCATAGTAGTGGTTGCCGGAACATTGATTGATTGGCTACCAGCGGTCGCTGCGTTAGCTTCTTTGGTGTGGACTACAATTCGAATTTACGAAACTGAAACCTTTCAGAAGTGGATGAGAAAATGGCGCAAGCAGTGATGATGAGTTATGGAGAGCTTATGATACTCGGCGTAGTTGTCGTTGCTCTGCTATTTGCGGCGTTCCGAAAATAAATGGAACTCGACGCCCGGATGATCCTGACACTGGCAGGGATGCTGGTATCAGTGGTTTCGGCTGCGGCCATCGTACGTCAAAAATTAGCTACTGTTATCGAACAATTACAGGACACAGAGAAGCGGCTTCGTGGTTTAGACCGGCGTATCGATGCTCTCGACACTATAACTGAGATGACGCAGCAACGGACGAACATACTTGCACAAATGTCATCGCCGGAAAATCTCAGGCGTGACCACATGTCTCTCGCTCAGGTACTAGCCGACATAGGCAATTTAAAAGCCGAAACTGCATCGCTGAAAAAAATGCACAACGGCGTTCACCCGCCTGTGTCAAACGAAAGGACAGCAAAATGATAGGGTTGTTATCGGCTGTACTGCCGTCCGTGATGGAGGTGGCCGGAAGGTTTCTGCCGGAGGACAAAGAAAAACGTGCGGCAGCGGAGCGTGAGATCGAGGCGCAGCTTACCACCCACCTCGCAAAGATTGACCTCGCCCAGCTAGACATAAACAAGACCGAAGCGGCGCACCGTTCTGTGTTTGTAAGCGGATGGAGACCGATGATCGGCTGGACGTGTGGCGCTGCAATGGCACTTAATTTTCTTATATTCCCGCTCGCCTCGTTTGTCCTCGCGCAGACAGGTCATCTAGTCGAGCTACCTAATTTAGATATGACTCAGATGATGCCCGTCCTAATGGGTATGCTCGGACTCGGGGGATTAAGGACCGTAGAAAAACTCAAACAGGTTAGTAAATAATGGCTAGTAAGGTAACGGGGGCAGTTTGGAAGCCCGTGCGAATAAAACACCGGACCAGTATTGGTGACGGGCCGAACAGCAAGCCGTCTAACAAACAAAAACGGCGCTCGTACAAAAAGTATAGAGGCCAAGGGCGGTGACTTTTGAAGAAAGTTTGCGCCTCGTTTTGGAGCAGGATGAGGGTATCGTCCACGAAATTTACGAAGATCACATGGACAATCCGACCTGCGGTATCGGTCATCTGCTGATCGAAACAGACTATGAATACGGATGGCCGGTTGGCACCGAAATTAGCGAGGCGCGGGTGACACAGTTGTATAATCAGGATGTCAGTGTAGCGCTAAAAGATGCGCGTTGGCTGCAGCCTGATTTCGATGAGTTGCCAGATGACGCACGGATTGTAATTGCTAGCCTTTGTTTTCAGCTTGGTTTGCCACGCTATCAGCGGTTCAAGCTGCATCATGGCGCTGTTGAGGCTAAAGATTGGTCTGAGGCGGCAGCGCAGTTGCGTGATAGTAACTTATACCGACAGACTACAAATAGAACAGAACGCCACGCTAGGCGATTAGAGGGTATAAAATGAAAGCTAAATATGTTGCTGCGGTAAACGCAGAAGGTGCGGTAGAGCCAGCACATGAAATAGAAGTAGTTTGCGCGGGTTGTGGCTTCGATTTAGATGTAGCTGAGCTTGAAGCTGACACTTGCTCAGATTGTGGTAACTCATTACAGTTAAAACGTAGTATAGCTATAACAGTAACTACACTCCCTATATTCGGAGTTTCCTTGGAGTAACTTAGATGCCCCTTAAGAAGTTAGCATTAAGGCCCGGCGTAAACCGAGAACGTACTCGCTATACTAACGAAACAGGTTGGTATGAGTGCGATAAAGTGCGTTTTAGGCAAGGCTACCCGGAGAAAATTGGTGGTTGGCAAAGGCTATCTTCTAATACGTTTCAAGGCGTATGCCGTTCGTTATTATCGTGGGTTACACTAGGTAGTCAGAATTTTATAGGGGTGGGCACCAACCTTAAGTTCTATCTAGAGCTTGGCGGAGTATATTACGATATTACTCCTATTAGAGCCACTACGGTTAACGCGGCTACGTTTGCGGCTGCTAATGGTTCGACTACTATAACTGTCACAGACTCTACACATGGTGCCTCCGTGGGGGACTTCGTTACGTTTAGCGGGGCGGCTACGTTAGGGGGCACTATTACTGCTGCTGTGCTTAACGCTGAATACGAGATTATAACCGTACCCACCTCAAACACCTATACTATTACCGCTACAGCTACTGCGAATGCGTCTGATACTGGTAACGGTGGGGGTAGTGTAACCGCTGCATATCAAATAAGTGTTGGTAATGCTGTCGCTATACCTATAAACGGTTGGGGTGCAGGTCCGTGGGGGTCTGGCACTTGGGGTGTAGGTACTGCTAGTCAATCACCTATGCGGTTGTGGAGCCAGTCTAATTTCGGTGAAGATTTAGTTTTTGGCCCCCGTGGTGGTAGTTTTTACTATTGGGACGTATCTTCCGGTATTACTGCTCGTGGGGTTAACATCTCCACTTTAGCGGGGGCTTCTGATGTACCTACGATACAAAACTACATACTAGTATCTGATCTAAATAGGTTTGCGTTTGCGTTCGGTGCAAATACAATAGGCACGGCTACACAAGACCCTATGCTTATTAGGTGGTCGGATCAGGAAGATATTACTAATTGGACCCCTGCTGCTATTAATCAAGCGGGGTCGTTACGTCTATCTAACGGCACTCAGATCGTAACTGCTAGCCAATCTAGGCAGGAAGTTCTTGTATGGACTGACTCATCTTTATACTCCCTGCAGTATCTTGGAGGCCAAGCGGTGTGGGGCGCTCAACTTGTGGGCGAAAACATATCTATAGCTTCCCAAAATAGTGTAGCGTACGCTAACGGCGTATCTTATTGGATGGGTAAAGATAAGTTTTACATGTACGATGGGCGTACGCAAACACTCCCATGTGATTTACGCCGTTACATATTTAACGATTTTAACGAGTTACAGTATAATCAGGTGCACGGCGGTACTAACGAAGAGTTCCATGAAATTTGGTGGTTCTACTGTTCGAAAAACTCAACAACTGTTGATCGTTATGCTGTCTACAACTACCTAGAAAAAGTGTGGTATTACGGTAACTTAGCTCGCACAGCATGGCTTGACTCTGGTACTAGAACTCGCCCCCTTGCTGCTACGTACAGCTATAACTTAGTTAACCATGAAGAAGGTGTTGACGATAACGAGACTGCCGTTGCAGCGGCTATTGACGCGCACATTACGTCTGGGGAGTTTGACCTCGATGACGGGGATAAATTCTCGTTTGTGTGGCGTGTACTTCCCGATATCACCTTTGACGGCTCTACAGTTATCTCTCCCGCAGCGCTTATGACCTTGTACCCCCTTAAGAACTCTGGGGCGGGTTATACTGATCCAGCTTCAGAAGGTGGGGTAAGTTACGGTTCTATAACACAAACCGCAGTGCTGCCTGTAGAGGAGTTTACACAACAACTTAATATCCGCGTGCGAGGACGCCAAATGGCAGTAAAGGTTTCATCTGACGCTCTCGGTGTGCAGTGGCAGTTGGGTTCCCCTCGCTTGGATATGCGGCCTGACGGGAGGAGGTAATGACCTCCTACAATATTATACTCCGCGCTCCTGCCCTTCCGCAGCCTACTCAAGATTATGACCGTGCATCTGCCGACCAACTGAACAATATCTTACGTATATATTTTAATCAGGTAGATGAGGCGTTTAGGAACGCTGAAACCGAGAATAATTATTCAGAAACACTAACTTGGTTTATGAGTTAATGGCTAATACATACAAAAACGCTAAAGTAGACCTAACTACAACTAATGCAACCGTGTTGTATACATGCCCTAGTCTAACCACAACTATAGTAAAGTCTATATTAGTGTCCGAGGATTCTGGTAATGCGGACACTATAACAGCTACTGTTACTGCCGGTTCTAGTGTGTTTAGCCTGTTCAAGGTGAAAGCTATTGGTGCGAACGGTACTGTTGAGTTGTTGACCGCTCCCTTAGTGATAGAAACGGCTGAAATACTTAAAGTAACTGCCGCTACAGCTAACAGACTGCATGTTGTCGCTAGCCTGTTAGAGGTGAGTTAAAGAGGGCTAATTGCCAACCAGCCCCCC